TGATAGACGTTAAGAGGCGAGTCAGGGATGACACCAATGAGTTTGATGTTCTCCTTAGTACGTTCGTCAGACAGTGCAATAGCAGCACCGATAGAGCCGAGGGCACTACCAAGTCCACCGCTGTTGCTGCCACCTGAACCAGTGCTTGTACCACGAGACGAGCTTGTGCTGTACCCACCGGCACTGCCAGCAATCTGACCACCTTGAGCACCCAGATTAGCGAGGTTGAGTTTCTTGTCAAGGAAGTCGCCGTAGACTTGATTCTGCATACCAGTCTGGTACTCAGAAAGAGCTTTCAACGCTGCTCCGCTCTGTAACATATTACCACCGGCGAAGTTACCGACTCTCTTAGCGAGACCAAGCTTCTCTATAAAGTCGTAACCAATGTTACTCTTATAGTTATTAAAGCTTTTCAGACTCCCGTCTAGGTCTTTAAGATTACTAGCATAAACTTCCTGACCCGGTTTAGCAAACCCCTCTTGAAGGAACGGGAAAGCTAGGTTGCCCGCTGTAGAGGTACTAGAATTACTAGAGGTCGACTTCTGTTTAGAACCTCCGAAAATAGAACTCATGTGTTAAACCTTTCTCTGGTTAGAAGCACTACTTCGTACTCCGTACCTTCTCTCTCTTGTGTTGTAATTGTTTCAAAACCTAGCTGCTTATTTAGCCAGAGGGCACCCTTGTGATAGTCAGGTGTTCTACCTACTACAGCAACAACAAACGGGAAACTGAAGAACTTATCGAGCATCTCTTTAGAGACACTGACAGCGGTCTTCCCTCTCGCGTTCTTGAACAAGTAGTGGCCTTCGTAGACCCCTTCTGATTTGTACTCGAACAGAGAGTAATTCCCGTTGTTGTCGGTCAATAAGATGTTCTCCTCGTCGTTGACCAGAGCCTCAGGTTTAAACCCGTGCCACTCGCCAGAGAAGTTTTCCATGTCTTTGTCTAGCTGCTGCCAGTCGTCTGTTACTTCTATCATTACGGTTCTACCGTTTGCCCCAAACCCGGAGGACGAGGAGTAAACCCATCGGACGGAGGATCAAGAGCAGCAGGAGTAGTGACAACGCCTACAAAGTGAGTGTTACCTGTTTGTACGGCATCTGCCTCTGACTCCGAATACAAGTAAGTGACTGAGCCACCTGTACGGTTAACATCTACGTAGTAGAAATAGTACTTAGTAGAGTAGTCCAAGCCAGTAACAGTGTCACCATCTACCGACACGCTGTCGCCGTTACCGTACAACCTAGTGTGATTTGAGATAACAGCACTGGCGTCAGTTCCTGCATCGGAAGCAACAATGGTAAGACCAGTTACACCGGAGTTAGTAAGAGAAGCAATCCTCTCTGCTCCACTGCCCGTAGCCTCTGCGTCGTCGGCTGCTGTTTGAGCCGCTACTGCTGCTGCTTGTGCGTCAGCTGCTGCTGCCTGCGCGATACCTGCTGCGTCTAGTGCTGCTTGAATACCTACAACCGCATCTTCTAGCTGGTTAAAAGCACTCTCGATAGCTTCTACTACGAGCTGCCACCACTGGTGGAAAGGTATAGACGGAGTGTTGTTATCCTTAGTAAGAGGAACACTGCTGTCAAATCGTGGTAATCTTAGTGCCACTGTTACCTCCCACCAAATGGTTCGTTGTAGGCTAGACCTGAAACACGGAACGGAACAGGATCAGAGCAACGGATGTTAACCAACATGCCGGGGTAAGCGAACTGTCCAAGAGACGACCAGTACACTTTAGTCCTGTACTTACCCTGTCGTCCTAGGATAGTCTGTCTCCAAGGTAGCCAAGTTTTACCACCGTCGAGGGAGCTTCTCAGTTCTACAACAGGATCACTGTAAAGACCAACTGGATAAGGAGTAGTGCCGGGATTAGTTCTCAGTACTACGTTACTCAGCCAGTCAACACCAGCAGTGATAGGAGCCCAAGCTGCAAGGAGCCTCTCTACAGGGCCTCCAAAGTCATCGTAACTTTCGTCAGCCCACTGTACAAGAACACCGTTACTCAGGGTTGTACCGAAGTAGCCATCGTCGTAACACTGGCAAACCCAGTTGTCTTGGTCGTGGGAGCTGAACGTGCTCCAGACTCCAGACCTAGCTCCGTAGACCCAGGTTTCGTTGTCAATAGTTACTGCTAGGTATTCGTTGTCATCTACGTAGAACACCCACAGTTTGTGGTTTGTACTTTTCTGTATCTTTACTTGAAGGTCTGGATCGCTTACAATGTTCTCAGCGTTCCCTACACACACCTCGTTGTAGTTGGTGATCCAAGCAAAGGTCCTGTTAAAGTTAACAGCACAGCCAGTCTTCTTACACCCTACCGGGATGGTAGTACCAACAATAGGGCTGAAAGGAAGATCAGAGTTAGTAGAAACTTGCCAGTACTCGACAGTCTCTGTACCGAACAGAATCAACTTATCCCCGAGGAACACCATGTCTACCAAGGTGTCGGGCCTGCTCTCTGCTGTAGCAAAAGACAAACCATCAATCGTAGTACCCAGCGGTTCTGTCCAGTAGAACGAACCAGAGTTAGCCCGGATAGCCACAGCCCTAGAGGCTGCAACAAGGACTTTAACTGCGTACGCTCCATCAGGGAAGTCGATAGTGGTGAGTGACGAGTTGTCGTAACCGAACACATCTTGTCCAGCGTTGTAGAAGATAAAGTCAGAGTAACCATCAAACGAGGCTGGCCCTGTTCCGTTCACCATTCCTATACTTACACCGTCTTTAAACAGGTTCGTGTTCGTGGCAGCAAACAGGCTGTTGTTTAGAATGCCATCAGCTTTAAACAGACCTTTAACAGGGGCAGGAACATTTACCGAGATACCGCTGTTCTCAAGTCCCGGCCTAGACTGAAGAGACGTACCGGGCTCTGTAGGCACATTTTCAGCAAGCATGTTCCGAACGTCAAGCTGAGGGAAATCCCCGCGCTTCCTGTCTGAGGCGGAAATGCCGTAAACAAAATCTGCCATTAATTAGTCCTTGTTAAAGTATGTACCCAAAAGAGAACCTGTCGTTCTCGTTAGCAAGATCGAAAGAGTACTGGTTCTGAGGGTTGATACGAGCAAGAGCGAGTTCCGAGGGAACTTCTTCTCGTTGAGTGTACCTAGCTCTGAACTGAGCCCTCATTCTCCGGTACTCCATGATAGTTTGCTCGTCGGCTTTAGCCAAGTATCGAGGGTTCAAACGGAGTATCAGTTTAATAGAGAGGAAGTCATCGAACTCTAGAGGGAATGGACTGTCGTCCCCAACGTCAAAACTGGAAACCTCTTTCCACTCACCTAGGTCTGCCCTGTAGAACCACTCTTTTATTTCGTTGTCTGTATCTAGTACAACCGACCCTGCACCGGCTATCTTTCGTCCGTTAGCATCTACTGTCAGGTTGTTGGTGTTGAAGTTACCGGACCCATCTACAACAGCTACCCTTGCTCCGTCCCTAGGGTTAGGAGGCAGGTAGATTGTCTTAGGCTGTCCAGACCTTACCAGTAGACGAACATTAGAAGGAACGTAACTGGCATCAATTCTAGAGCTTACATCGTAGGCCCTTGAGTCAGAACGAGTTAGGCCATTACTTCCGTACTGAACATCGTACAGAGGATCGCCTAACTCGTTACCGAAAAGACTACGAACTGTAGCTTGTAATCTATCCAAGCCTTCCGCCAACTGGTCTGCGTCAGGGGTCATTCCAATCTGGATTATGCCCCCTTCACGGTAAGCACTAGTAATAATTTGACGGATTGTAGTCATGTATTTAGCCTTTACTTTACTTTGGCCACACTGGGCGGCAGTAGGTTACACCGTCGATGATCTCATCAACCCACACAGCCGGTCCTGCGTTTGACCCCGGTTTGTTAGCACCAAGAGAAGGTGTCGACGAACCAGTACCAAAAGTACCGGGCATTCTCAGTCGTTGACCGTTCAACCGTACTTCGTTAGAAACGATGTGAGTGTTCTTACCGTCAGCAACCGAGGTAATAATCCCGTTGAAAGCAGCAAACGTCTCAGGTGAAACACTCGCCAGCGAGTTGAACAGGATGTGGGCATCGTAGGCAGCGAACTGGGCGTTCCCGTTTGTCAGTGACATAGTAAACAGAGGATCAACCGACTGCACCTTGAAACCAAAGAAGGACAAAGTGAAGGATGGGTTGGCGTTGGCCAGCAACGACACGTAAGAGTGTGTGTTGTAGGTCGTCAGTTCGAAGCCCTGTACCGAGCAAGTGCCCGTGGGGTTGAACAAGATTTCTGCTTCGTGACCCGAACCTTCAAACAACATCTTCGTAAACGAGAGCTGTTCACAACGAAGGAAACCCGGATCAGGGAAACCAATCTCAATCGGAGCCCGACCGTAAGCCACCGTGTAGCAGTCGTGCATTGCAAAGCCTTCAGTACGAGCGATGTAAATCGGGCTTACCGAGGCCCTACGAATAACGTTACCTGATCCACCGAACGTACCCAAAGAGGTCGTGTCTACGTTGACCGTGAAAGTGTTAGTCGTAACCGAAGAGACAGTTGCGATCTGAGCGTTCATGTTCGTCATACCGGCAATATACTGGAACACTACTTGATCGCCGTTCTCGAACGAGTGTCCGGGGGCTGTCACAACTGCGTTAGCGGCGTTAGTGATACCCGTAGCAAAAGCAATGTTCTCGTCAGTTGGCAGGTGACGGAAGTCACAGTTCAGGAACTGCTTGTTGATGAAGCTTGTCCCGCCTGTCATAGTCGAGGCGTAGTCCGAAGTCATCGGGAAGACGTTGTAGCCTTCGAAGATAGACACTCGGGCAGTGAAGTCACGGTTGAACACCGTGCAGTGGTCCCACTTGGTCGTCTCTTGACCGTAGTCGTGAGTAGCAGCACGGCTAAACCAACCATCAATGTTCACGTCACGGTAAGTTGCGTTATCGCAGAAACCTTCGGGCGTTCCTCGTTGGGCCTGTAGAGCAACCGCTGGACGGTTAGTCTTGTCACCCCAGAACGACACGTTGTCGAGGACGTAGCCACGAGTTCCGATCAAGTCAAGGACTGCTTTACCAGTACACTCACCGATAAAGAACATATCTCGGATTATAAGGCTCCAAGCAGCCAGTCCCGTAGCGTTGATGCTTTCTGTGGTTCTGAACTTCCCGTTACCACCACTGACACAGATAGAAGTAAAAGAGTTATCTGTGATTAGGGTTCTTACGTGGTCGAACATCTTGTTGAGTGCAGGACCGTCGTCGGCAACACCGTCACCAACAGCACCAAACCTCTGAGGAGTGATGATAGTGTTCAGTACGTCCTCAACCGTCTGGTCTACCGCACCAACAGCGTCCAGCTTGGTTTTAATAAGAGCAGCGCCTTTGTTCGGCCCTGTCGTGTTCAAGTTGTTTCGGAATGCTGTGTCAGTCACACCCTCGTAAGGGTCTTCATCTAAAAGCTCTTGACCTTTAGTTGAGATAATCCTGACACGAATAACTTCGTCAGTGTCGTAGTACAGAGGAGGAACCTGAGCACCTGTCGGAACTACGTACGGATTAGACACTGGTGTAGTAAGCTCAGGGTCACCGTACACAGAGATAGGGGTAGTGCTTCCTGTTTCGTAAAAGTAAATGGCACCACCGTCAGCCAATCCGTCAAAACCGACCACTCTGTTAGGTACGTAAGTGAATTTAGCCATGCTTAGTAAACACCCTTTTTAAAATGTAGTAAGAACAAATACTGGGACATGTCGTTTTATTGACAGAGGTCCCAGTACGTTAGTTAGTTAGTGCTTATACACCGTCGCCGTTGATACGGACAATACGACGACGACCTTCAGCCGTAACGTTGGCTTCGAGAGCAACGTCAAAGCGAATGCTGTGAGCACCCGTGGCAAAGTCGCTGTGCTTCCACATACGGATGCTGAGCGGAACCTTCGTGAGGTTAGTACGCTGAGCCGTACCCGTGTCCGGCATCATCAGATCAGCGGTGTTAACCGTGATCGCACCCTTGTTGGCGATGAAGCGGGGGTGGAGGACTGCGTTAGCCGCACCCTTGTGGGTAACCGCGAGGTTGTCGAGCGAACCCGTGTAGTCAACCGTCTTGTGCGGACCCGAGGCGATAATCGCAGGATAGAAGCGGACGTTCGTAAACGCACCAGCGGTAGCAGTCGAGTTACCGATCTTACGGAACTCCTGCAAGTGGCCGAGACGCTTCTTCGCACGATTGTCGTAGGCGTACACACCAGCGATGGTGAAGGTTTCACCGTCGAGCCAAGTCACTGCACCAGTCTGACCGTCAAAGTCGGCAACCTGAGACTTGTACTGACCCGGAGCACCCGAGATAGCAACGTCTTCATAGTTGACAGCCGTGAGGCCGTTAGTCAGGGTCGTGGCCGAAGCAACACGCGAACCGACAGTCTGTGCCGGAAGCTGCTGAGTGTAGAGTGTGGGAATACCGGCGATCATGCCATCGAAACCCTTGCGGTAGATACCGCCACCCAAAGTACTCAGCGATGCGTTGTCATCAACGATTTCCTTACCCAGAGCCTGACGGTCACCGTAAGTGAGAACCGCACGGAGGTCAGCGTCATCAACGCCTTCTTCCTTCAGACGAGTGTAAGCGCTTGCCACATCTTCCCAGTCCTTGACCGGCGAATCACCATCACCAAGCCAGTTGTTGGAAGCCTTAGCTGCGAAGCCAAGAATGTAAGCGTCGATGTCAGTAGCAAGACGAAGGGCCGCAGCCTTGAGTGCTTCGCTAGTGCGAGCTTCACCCATGTCACGAATCTTCACGAAGTCAGCCCAGCCCATGCTGGAGCCAACCACCTGAGTCAGCTTGTACTGTTCGGAACCGAAGATGGTATCCTGTACACCAGCAGACAGGTCGTTAACCTGATTGGTGGTGAAGGTCGTGGTGTAGTCGGGAGTGACCTGTTCAACAACAGTCAGACCGTTACGGTCGTTCATCTCGCCTTTGAACTTGTTCCACGTAACAAGGTCCTTAGATACCAGATTGTTCTGGAAGATAGCTGCAAACGAATTAAGGACAAGTTTCGCTTGGTCTACAGTAACAGTAGCCATAATTTAAGATTTTCCTATTCTTAGTTAAGGTTACCTCCCCGTCACTTATCTTTGAAGAAAGCTTTGGAGAAGGCGTCAAGGTCATCCGTGTCCGGTTGTACCGACCGAGCAACACCAGAACCACGGGTTCGAGGCGGAGGCGGGGGTGCTTTACTGGACTTAGGAGTAGCCTTAGGTTCTTGAGCCTTGCTTTCGTACTGAGCAGAAATACGACCGATAGCTAGGGTAGCCTTAGCGGCTCCACTGTTTGCGATGGCCTTTGCTTCGTCAGGGTTGTTAGCAAGGTGATAAAGAACGTCTGGACCGTTATCCATAGACATGATCGTGTCACCGAGGTAGTCACCGTAGGCTGGGTCAATACCTTCAAAAGCTTCCGCAAGAGACTGCGTTCGTTCTTGAAAGTCAGGGTAACGCTCCTGTGCGTCATTAACTCGTCCTTGCCACTCATTCATAAGTTGAGTACGTGACTGTTCCTGTTCGCTTTGCTTGCTTTGCTCTTCCATTTGCTTCTGCATCGCAGTGCGTTCTTGGTCGAGAGTGTGCTTAACAAAGTCTTTCAGGAACTGGCTGTCAAACTCACCGAGTGGGTACTTGTCAGAACCGTCTTCATTCTTATCTGTTGGAGACGGAGCCTTAAGCTCGGGTTCTTCGGTAACCTCGTCCTTTTCTTTGGACTCTGGTTTGTTCCGTTCTTCGAGCAAACGAAGCCGTTCTTCAAGGGCGATACGAGCTCGCTCTTCTTCCCGGTACTTGGCGTTCAGCTCTTCGATACGTTCCTGAGCACGAGACTTTTTCTTAGGTTCAGGTTTAGAATCTTCTTCGGGCTCATCGTCCTCGTCGTCTTCCTCTTCACCTTCGTCTTCAGTGTCGTCCTCTTCGTTTGCGAGGGTATCGTCATCCTCGTCTTCAACTTGAGTATTGTCGTCGTCCTCCTTAACAGGAGAGTCGTCGTTCTCTACGTCCTCCGAGGAATCGTCCTCTGGCGTTGCCCCGTCGCTAAATAGCTCGTTGGCGAAGTCGTCGAGATTCTGTTCTTGTTCCTGATTACTTTCAGGAGAACCACTTGTATCAATATTCATAATTAAAGGTTGCCGGTCCTTTTACCGTTGTGCAGCTCCGCTAGGTTGCGACGTTTGCTGGCTACCGGGAGTGCTTTGTTTAGCAGCCATTGTCGATTTCTTAAGTTCAAGTTCCTGACCAGCCATGATTTCCCGCATCTCACGGTCATCAATCTTGTCAGCACCATCAATAAGCATTTTCATGTAGGATTGTTCGTGCTCGTTAATGTCAGCCTCGTGATCGCTGAGAGCCCTCATACGCTGAGTAATAGCATTGTAGGCATCGATCCGAAGTTCTTCGGCCTTATCCTTCTCCTTCATCTTGTACTCTTGGTTCTCTGCCATGAGCTGTTGCAGTTGCTGTTGCATCTGCTGAAGCTGTTCTGGTGTAACACCAAGGCCACCACCTTCTTCACCTTCTTCGAGGAATTGCGGCGGAATAGTCTTCTTGAGGCGTTCTGCAAGCTTGTCGGCACCCGGCCAGTCTTGGGCCTTAGCCACAAGGTCGCCAGCCACACCCATGAGGTCAGGCCAAACTTGAATGGCGTCCATCATAGCCTGTGCAGCCTCAACCCTTCGGGTCGTGTACGAGGTGCCAGTACTCAGAGCAACGTCAAACATGCCGACCGAGAGGTCAACTGCGTCTGGGCTGTAAGGGTCGTTGAGCTTAACGAACTTAATAGTCTCATCCTCGCCGATGGTACGGATAATACGTGTACCGTCGTAGATTTGAGGGATCAACTGATTAATAATGTCACCAGCCTCTAGGACTGCTGCGTTAGCGTTGTCGTGGAACGTGAGGTTGGCTACGTCGCCTTC